CTTGAACGCATGGGGCGCGTCCAGCAAGGCCGACGCGAAAGCCAAGGCCAAGGCCATTTCGGCCCGCAATGAGGCGAAGAAGAAATGACCATCACGAATTACGGCACGCTGAAGACGGCCATCGCGGACACTTTGAACAGGGACGACCTTACCTCGGTCATCCCGTCTTTCGTCTCGCTGGCCCAGGCGCAGTTCAACCGCAAGATCCGCTCGCACCGCCAGATCACGCGGGGCAGCCTGACGATCGACGCGCAGTTCGAAGCCCTGCCGTCCAATTGGCTGGAAACGATCCGCATCACGATGGACGCCAGCCCGATCCGGGTGCTGACGCAGATCAGCATGGACGACCTGACGCGGTATCGCACGGCCATCGATAACACGACTGACGCGCCAGTTTACTTCGCTCACAACGGGACCGACATTGAGTTGTTCCCGACGCCGAGCACGTCCTACACGGCTGAAATCACTTACTACGCCAAGGTGACGGCGCTGTCGGCGGACGGTGATACCAACTGGCTGCTGACCAATCACCCTGATGTATACCTGTACGGATCTTTGGTGCATACTGCGCCATATCTGAAGGATGACGCTCGCATCGCTCTGTGGGCCGGGTTGCTGGCCCAAGGCATGAGCGAGATTGAAGATGAAAGCACCGCGGCCCGGTTCGGATCGCCACTGCGGATGAGGATGCGTTAAAAAATGGCCGACACAACGACGACGACGTATGCCCTGGTCAAGCCCGAAGTCGGCGCGTCTGCGGACACTTGGGGCACAAAGTTCAATACAACGCTCGACAGTCTGGATGATCTGCTCGACGGCACGACCGCGATCAAGCCCAATCTGACGGCAGGTCAGTGGAAGATCGGCGGGGTAGCGGTCACCTCAACCGCTGCCGAGTTGAACATCCTCGACGGGGTGACATCCACGGCGGCCGAACTCAATATCCTCGACGGGGTGACGGCCACGGCGGCGGAGATCAACGCGATTGATGGCGTCACAGCGACAGGGACGGCGCTGATTCGTGCTGCGGATGCGGCAGCAGGGAGAACCGCCATTAATGCGGCAGTGTTCCCAGCAACAGGCTCTGGCGTAGGCCAATGGCTGTCTATAACCAGCGGTGCGGCGAACGTTGCTCTGAACCTTCCGGCTGGCGGCACTTGGGCGTATTTTGCTATGTCAGTCAATAATTCGACTGGCGGTGTAACCAGTTTTGCGGCTTCGGTCGCCGCAGGCGGGACACAAATTTTTGCCGCGATTGCTGGAGTCAATCATTTCGGTTTCGCGTGGAGGATTTCATGACCTTTGAGGTCTTGCCTGCCCTCTGCTACATCATGAAGTCATAATATCGTGGCCGACGAACAGCGTCTTGAGCGCATGGAAAACAAGATCGACGAGTTGACCAAGGTAGTCACGTCGATGGCCCGCATCGAGGAGCGGATGATCACGCTGTTCAAGCGCATGGAAACATACGAGTTCCGGCACGATAACCTTGATGGCCGGATCGGCGATGTCGAGAAGACCGTCACCAAAACGGGTGTGGTGGACCAGGTACTGGAAAAGGGCTTTTGGGTCGTCATCGGCGGGGGCATTGCCTACGTCGTCAAGGTCTTCGGAGAGCAACCGTGAGACCGCTGAACGAGATCATTGTCCACTGCACGGCCACTAGGCCCGACTGGTGGGAAACCCGCACCACCGCGCAGAAGGTGGCAGAGGTCAAGCGGTGGCACGTTCAGGACCGCGGTTGGTCCGACATCGGGTATCACTTCCTGATCGACCGTGACGGCAAGGTGGTGGCCGGCAGGCCGCTGCAGGATGTCGGGGCGCACACGCAAGGCCACAACACCGGCACGATCGGCATCAGCCTGTTCGGCGGGCATGGCTCCGCGGCGACAGATGCTTTCGCGGAAAACTACACGCCAGAGCAGGACAAGGCTCTGCGTGATTTGATTGCCCACCTGCGGACGAACTATCCCAGCATCACCAAGGTCAGCGGGCATAACCAGTATGCCGCCAAAGCCTGCCCAGGGTTCAACGTGCCGACGTGGTATGGAGAGCAATCAACTACCCAGCCGCGCGCAACGCGCCTGGCATCATTCTTGAAAGGATGGACGAAATGACACACGATCAAGTAGGCGGCATTGTCCGCGCGCTGGTGGCCGCTGCTGGTGGCTACTTCGTCGGCCAGGGGCTTGTGGACTCCGAAACCATGCTGACCCTCGGCGGGGCCGTGACGACGCTCGTGGTGGCCGTTTGGTCGATCTATTCGAAGAAGAAGGCGTGAGCGAATTGCTGGCCATCACGGTTATCCTGATCGTGGTGGTCGTCCTGTTCGCCGTGGCCACCGGCCGGAAATCTGGCAGCAACGCCAAGGAAAAGCTTGAGGCCGTGCGCAAGGCCGAGGAGGTCAAAGATGAGGTCGAGGCCCTTCCTTCTGATACTTTGCGTGCTCGGGCTCGCCTCTGGGTGCGCAAGCCCAAGGGGTGACTTCTGCGACATTGCCGACCCAATATACTTTGGGCGCGATGATGTGGTAGACTGGCTTTCAGTAAATGATGAACCGCTCCTGCGCAGCATCGTCACCCACAACAGTCTGGTCGAAACATGCCCCTAGTACCGTTGCAACTCCCGCCCGGCGTCTACCGCAACGGGACCGACCTGCAGAGCGCGGGACGGTGGCGTGACGCATCTCTCGTGCGCTGGACGGACGGCACCATGCAGCCTGTCGGCGGGTGGCTGACGCGCGTCACGGTGACCGATCAGCCGCTGCGTGGCGCACTCGCCTGGCGCGATCTTGACGGCGATCGGTGGTTTGCCGCGGGCAGCCACTTGGGGCTGTTTGTCGGATCCGCCAGCAACACCATCACCAACATCACGCCAGGTTCGTTTGTCGGCGGCACTAAAGACGCGGCGGTCAACCTTGGCTACGGTGGTGGGTTCTACGGTACGGGCGCATACGGCATTGCGCGGCCCGACACGGGTACCTACAGCCCCGTCTCGACGTGGTCGCTGGACACCTGGGGCGAGTACCTCGTCGCCTGCAACCCCTACGACGGCCGCCTGCTGGAGTGGCAACTGAACACGGCGAACGACGCGGTTGCCATCACCAACGCGCCCACGGGCTGCGATGGCCTGATGGTGACGGAGGAACGGTTCCTGTTTGCCTTCGGGCCGGGTGGCAACTTCCGCCGCGTGCAGTGGTCCGATCGGGAGGACAACACGACGTGGACCCCGCTGGTCACGAACGAGGCGGGCGACATCGAGTTGCAGACGGCGGGGCAAATCATGCTCGGCATCCGGACACGCGGGCAAGCCCTGATCCTGACCGACCAAGACGCGCACACGGCGAGCTACCAGGGCCCCCCGTTCGTGTACGGCTTTGAACGGGTCGGATCCTCCTGCGGTGCCGTCTCCCGCCTGTGCGCGGCATCGGTGGACGCTGGCGTCTTCTGGATGGGGCCGGGCGATTTTCACGTCTACTCCGGCGGCGCCGTGAGTGAGGTTCCGTGCGAAGTGGCGGACTACGTCTTTGAAGACATCAACCGCACGCAAATCTCTAAGGTGGCCGCCGTGGCCAACGCCAGATACAACGAAATCTGGTGGTTTTACCCGTCCAGCAGCAGCTTGGAAAACGATCGATATGTGACCTACAACTACAAGGAAGGCCATTGGAGCACGGGCAGCCTAGCCCGCACCAGCGGCGTGGATGTCGGCATCTTCTCTACGCCGATCTGGATGACGCCCGCGGGCGTGGCGGTAAACCACGAAATCGGCAACCAGACGGACGGGGCTGAGGCGTTTGCCGAAAGCGGGCCGGTGCAGATCGCGACGGGCGACAACGTCATGAGCGCGCTGATGCTGATCCCGGACGAAAAAACGCAAGGCCAGGTTACGACAACCTTCCGCGCGCGGTTCTACCCGAACGACACCGAGCGGACTTACGGCCCGTATTCGATGGCCAACCCGACCGATCTGCGGTTCACCGGCCGGCAGGTATCGATGCGTGTCATTGGCGCACAGAACACGGACTGGCGGTGGGGCATGCCGCGCATTGACGTGCGCCAGGGTGGCCTTCGGTGAGGTTTGGCATCCCACCAGTCGGCGCCGACTACAGCACATGGGCGAACGACCTGCGCCGCTGGCTGGCCCGGACGTGGGACAACCTGACGTTCAAGGACGCGGCCGCCTCGGCCACGCAGGACGGCACGCTGCTGTGGGATCCGTCGGGCGGCTATCCGACTGTCTCCAAGGATGGCGTGTGGCGGCAGATCGTGCTGGCCGATGGGTACGCTATTTTCAGCCAAGACGTTGATATAACGGCGGCGGCGGCTAACACGGCTTACAAGATCGCTCTGGACAACATTGCGTCTCAGGGCATCACGCTCACCGGATCGCCGCTGACGGAAATCACTTTTGTCGAGGGCGGGCTGTACGAATTGTCCTTCGCCGCGCAGATCAGTTCGACGTCAAGTTCGACCACTACGTTCAGATTCTGGCCACGCATCAACGGGTCGGACGTGCCGGGCAGCACGATCGTCGCCAGCTTGCACAACAACGACGCCACAACCGTTGTATCCCGCACGTCAATCTTTACCGTAACGGCGGGAACCGTGTTGAATGTCATGTGGGCAGTGAACCGGGTTCAAGGCTATCTTCACGCAACCCCAGCGACAGCCTACGCGCCCGTAGCCCCATCGATCACGCTCAATATCACGCGGGTGCAGGCGTGACGGTGAGCCAGAAGCAAATACAAGACTGGATTGAGGCCGCGTTGGAATACAGCGGCGGCACGCACGTCTACCAGGACATCGTGGACGCGATCGGCGAGGGCCGCATGCAACTGTGGCTTGGAGAAAGGGGGTGCGCTGTCACTGAAATTGTGGTATTTCCTCGCAAGAAGGTGCTCCACGTTTTCTTGGCGGCGGGCGAAATGGATCAACTGTTCGACATGATTGACGACGCAACGGAATGGGCCAAGGGGCACGGCTGCACGGCAATGACACTCGCCGGTAGGCCCGGCTGGCAACGCGCGATGAAGCCCCTGGGTTTCGTGCCGACGCTGGTCACGATGGAAAAGGATTTCTGATATGGCTGGTGGTGGCAGTGAAACCCAAACTTCAACGATTGAAATCCCCCAATGGCTGCAAGAAGCCGCGCAAAGCGGGTTGGCGCGCGGCACGCAAGCGGCAGGCATAGGCTACGTTCCGTATCGCGGCCCCGACGTGGCCGCTTTGACGCCGCTGCAGGAAGCCGCCATGTTCAACACTAGCCAGGCTT